GTTGGTCTTATTGGTCTTGTTATTGTAAAATCGTTTGGGTAATCTAACCAAGCCTGTCGCCAATTACTTATTTCTGTAATTTGTTCTGTAGTTAAATTATCTTTCCACCAACCGTTAACTTTATCTAAGGTTAATGAAAACTCAAAAGTTCTGTCATTACGTCTTGATGATACTAAAGCTTCTTCTGAAGCCTCATTGCCATCCTCATCAGTTATTTTACCAACTGTAAACTCACTATCTAAACCTTTATTAACAGTGCTACCTACTAGGTTATAATAATCAAGGTAGTTACCCTCATGAAAAGTTTTTAACTCTCCATGTGTATCATAAATATAAAACATAGTAATCTCCTATCTTGGGTAGTATATACGGATAAAGCCGTTTGTACCATTACCCTGTACAGTGCCGCCTCTACCAGAGCCACCTGCATTACCACTAGTAGCACCACCAGCACCTGCTCCACCCCAAGCGGAGCTAGTACCATTTGCAGGACTTGAACCTGAAGCGCCCGCTCCATTACCTCCAGATTGAGTAATATTTGAAATATTAGTAATACCACCAGCTACAATAGCATCTGCCACAACATTTGTGTAATAGAAGTCTGCATCTACCCAACTAAATGATGAGGATCCACCTATACCACCTGAACCAGAGCCACTGCCTGCAGAAAAACCAGTTCCACCACCACCACCAGGAGCAGTTAAAAAATCTTTATTTCCTGCACCAGTTACTGTTGATGCACCACCAGCTCCACCGGTTGCAACAGCGGCTGCTTGGTTTGGATTAGAAAGAACATATGTACCAGAACCACCAGAACCTACTGAGTAAGTTAGTGTATCTCCTAATTCATATTTTGAAGCAATAGATAAAGTAGCTCCACCACCGCCTCCTGTTCCACTACCTGACACACCTGGTCCATCGTTTTCTTGACGAGTTGCTAACGCCCCTCCACCTCCTCCACCAACTGAGTAAACAATTACCCAATCGTCATCATCAAGTGATGATATATCTACAGTACCTGTGCCTGAAGTAAAAGTTACATTTGGTGTTCCAGGAATACCTGTTATAGTAGGTGAAACAGTTGATCCAGATAACAATAGATCGGTTGCTGCACTACCTCCGCTACCAAATTCTCTAAAAGTTCTTACATTATTTATTAATAAAACAATATAATATTTATCAGTAGATGTCCTATAAAATATAGAGCCTACTGGAGCCGTTGTAGGAGGAACATCTTGAACATAAGACAATCCAGCAACTGAGCCATCGTCAGCTTGTATAATAGAACCTTTAATAGTAAGCTCTCCATCTGAAGTATCCCAAGATAAGTAGTTGTTAGTTTTTCCAACTACAAAATCACCAGCAGTTGTACCTGTTGTAAAAGCATTATTTGCACCAACAACAGCCATACCTTCTCCAGATACAGGAATAACATCACTGTTAATTGCAATATTACCTACTTTAAGAGAAGAACCTGCTATGATTGATCCAGTAGCAATATTACCACCATCAATATTAGTTATAGTTGTTCCATTATCAACGAATGAGCCAGTTGCGCTACTGAAAGTAACTAATCCTGTAAAGTTAATACTTTTTATAGGAGTTGTACCAGTAACAGTAGTAGTATTAAAGGGTGCTGTTGCATCTATAAAAATTAACTGAGAGGAGTATACTGAGTTAGAAGAACTAGCTGATATAGTAGGTGGTGTTTGTGACCAACCTGAAGTTATAGAGCTTATAGCGCCAGTTGACCAAGTAATCGTTGCGGAAGGAGCAGAAGGAGCATTAGCTACTGTAGGGTTAGTATATAGTGTTACTTCTGCATATCTAATTGCATCAGTACCATCTGTTCCATCAGTACCATCAACGCCATCTGTACCATCTGCACCTTTAATTAATGCCCACGTATAATCACTTGCTGTTGTTGAGTCTGTAGCATTAAAGTCTACGTATGTACCAATATATTCTTTGTTAGTTGGTGATTGACTAAATCCACCACCTGAAGAAGTATCTGCATAAGCAATATGCAAGTAAGAAGTGTTACCATTAACTCCGTTAGTTCCCGCAATACCTTGATTGCCTGTAGCACCTTGAGCTCCTTTAATTAAAACCCAAGTATAATCACTTGCTGTTGTTGAGTCTGATGCATTAAAGTCAACATATGTACCAATGTATTCCTTATTAGTAGGTGACTGACTAAAGCCACCTCCTGAAGAAGTATCTGCGTAAGCAACATGAAAGTAAGATGAATTACCATCGGCACCAGCTTCTCCTTGAATACCTTGGCTTCCATCTAAACCATCAACACCATCAGCACCATCTAACCCATCAGCACCGTCAGCACCATCGGCTCCTGCAGGACCTGTTGGACCTACTGGCCCTTGTGTCCATTGATTACCATCAAATATCCATATAGAAGAATTAGAGGAAGCATATATAATATCGCCTATTGCACCTGGATCGTATGAGTTAGGTGGAGTAGCGGCTATTGTTACATTTCCGTTACTTAATTGTTTAACAATAGCAATTAAAGTATCTCTCGTTGCTTTGTCTCTAATCCCTGCGGGGATAAACACATTAGACATTGTTCACTCCTTTCCTGCGAGTCGCAGTATCATCTTGTACCTGAAGGTATAACCTCCAAATCCATTCCTGTTAATTCAGGATTATTAGCACCAGACATAGCTACTTCTAAATTAAAGTATCTTCCAGTTAATCTATAATCTCTTTTATACCCTGATCCGATAGAGGGATCAAAGGTTCTTTTATACTTATTATCTCTGCTTGCAAATGCTAAGTTAAATTGAGCATCAACAGTATTAGTGTCATTTAAGCTACTAGATGTAATAGCAGTAGTATTAAATATATTAGTACTCATAGGGTATACTGCAGTTATTCTCTTAGTTATATTAGGGTTACCTAAGTCTTGTTTTAAAAATCTAGCATAACCATCTGTAACTAAAGTATTACCTAGTAAAAATATACCTCCAGTTCCAAAACCGTAAATATAAAGTTGACCATTAATTTCTCCTTCAGTTATACCTTTAAGATTATTAATAGTTCTTTTATACCAAGTGTCACTAGAATAATTATATACATAAGCAAAATTACAACCTGTACCACTACGGTTTGTGCCATCGTGTTCTTTTAAAGCACTATAACACACCCATACTTCCTTGTCTCTAGTGTTTCTGAAAGTAAAAGTCCTATCTCTGTGTGCAGGATTTACTGTATCATAGATATCTTTTTGTATTCTACCTTGAGATATATCTTGTTTGTTAGGTCCACCATCATGTATGTATATACCGTAGTTACCTAAAACAAAATGTCTACCTCCACCTATATCTTCAAAACAACCAGGACTATATAATCCATCATCATCAAATAAAAGCTCACTTGTTAAATAAAGAGGTGCACCTGTATCTTGATATCTATATACAGAATCATCTTTATAAACAATAAGATAAGGACCTAATTGAGCTGCATCCAGTAGTTCTCCTACTGTTTCAGTAAGTATATCATCGCCTGCCGTGTTAGTAGAAGCGTATCTCCAAGTAACACCGTCAAGAGTATTAATATCTGTTATAGGTGTAGACCAAGCTAATGATGCATTACCTAAATTTTCATTGTTTAAATATTGTCCACTTAAGTTTAATGCAATTAATCTATTATTATATTGCGCCATGCTTTGCGCAGTAACTCTGTCTGCAACAACAGCTTGTGTTGTTTCATCAGTACCTGAAAACCAATTAACTAAAAATTGAGCAACATAAGTAGGTGACGCTTCTGTACCTGTATTTCTTATAAGTATAGGTTGGTTAATACCATCATTACTAATAAGTAAACCATTGAAAGCAAATAAATCTATACCGAACCTAGCATTTTCATCTAAGTTAGTAGTAGCAGTAACTCCAGACAAACTACCTAATGATGTAGTAACATCTTGTGCTACTTGAAATTTAATTGTACCAGAATCATCATATAAATAAGCTAAATTAAATTGATTAGAACCAACAGGGGTCCATTGGGTAACTGCTAATACGTCTCTAGCAGTAGTCCCTGTAGTATTAGTATCAAACGCTGTAGGAAAAGCTGGAACACCTTGAAGAGAACCATCAAAGGATCTCATATTGAGACCCTCTGAAAAATTTTCAGGAGATAATGCCTGTGGTGGCGTATCTGTATTCAAGCCTTTGATACCCAAATTTTGTAATGGTATTGTTGGCATTTATTATTCCTCTATATTAATTCCTATCTGTTTGAATTTTCTACGAGCACAACGTAATCTGAAGGCTCGTAGTCTAGCATTTACTCTTCTCTTTCTTTTCCAAGGGCGAGGTCTAATAGAGTCATTACTGCCATCAGCGAGTAACTTTCCATTAGATTTCACAACCCCCTGCAGTGCATGCAAGCGTTTGTGCCCCTTCAGTATTGTCTTCCTGCTCATAAACCGAGAGTTCATTCCAGTTGATTGACGATGGAAATTGTGCGAGTGATTCATTATATTCTTTTTCCGAAACAGGCTGGTACGGAGCTTGCTGATACGAGTGCTCAGTATAAGGTAAGAACGACACACCTGTTATTTGGTCAAAGTTCTTATATACCCAGGCACCTACATCTAACCACTCAGTGTCTTTAACATATACCGTAATAGACACAGAATGTTCTGCCCAGTTCTGTTTTAACTTCAACCATAGTTTTAATTGCTCGATAGCACTCAACTCATTAGCCATCACAGAACCTTTAGGGCTTTCGATAGGAAAAGAAAACACAGTGGTACTGTCAGGCTTCATTGCACAGGGTTCACTCGGCACACCTGTCTGCTTCATAAAGTCAGTCAATGGGTCCTTATTGTCTCCTCGTACAGTACGGATATAGTATGGTGCAAAGCGACCATGTATTCCTGATGAACTGTTTACAAGTTGACTAACAGTACCCGAAGGCTTAATCGTTGTTATAGAAGTAGATGCAGGTATATTAAGGCGTTTAGCCCACTCTACGTTTACTTTAATAGCGTAATCACGTAGTTCCTGTATATCTTTTTCTTTAGCATTAAATAGTACTGGACAATCACATACACCAGTTAAAGATACACCTAGTAGACGTTCTTCTTCTGTATTTGAATTCCATACTTTACGTAAATAAGGGAAGTTAATTAATGTAGATTGTAATGTGCCTAGAATCGTTGCACACTCTACTTTTTCTTTAATTGTTTTAAGAGTATCTTCACTACGAAGTACTACTTCTGTTAAGTTACAGAACTGATTAGACCTAAGTG